TCTGTAAACTTTCTAGTAATTTTGTCATTTGTTTTCCAACCAATCTATAAATCCCTCTGACCATACTCTGTAAGCATAGTGATTAGGATGTTGGTCGCCCTCTGCTAATTCATATTCTACATTTGATTTGACCATATCAAACATACTCGTTTCTGGCTTGTAGTAGTTTTTCCAATCTATCTGGTCTCTGATAATATTGGTCTCTTCGTTTTTAGGGTCATTTCTATACCCTATAGAATTATAGATATAATATTCTAATCCTAATTCTTGTAGTCTTTTTTGAATTTTTAAAATATTAAACAATACATGATAACAGGATGTTTCATTTATGTTATCATTTGAAACCTCTGCCCATTTTAAAGTGTGAAAGAAATCACCTCTTGTGCCAGGTCCTTTTGTGTAAGCATACTTTATACATTTTTGACTTTCAGTTGTTTTACCAAATAAACTTGACTTATAACCTCGTTCTTTATTATAAATTTGTTCACTATCATTTATAACTTGAAATCTGCCTGATGGTGGTACACCAATTAATACAACACCATCTTTTTCAAAATCGTATGTGTATAATTTTCTAAGAACACCGTCAATACTATTACCATTACGAGCAAGATTAACTTCTTCTCTATTCATATACTGTGCAATCATTGTACCAGGTCCTTTGTGTTCATCACACAATACATTTCTTTTTGGTACACAATTGCCATATGCAAAACTACAGCCTAGGTTATACAACTTTAACATTATACTTCCTTTCAAAATCATTACCATCTTTTCTATCATTGACCATTGGTTTGCCTTTGATGTTTAATGATGTGTTTAATAATATTGGACAACCAGTTTGTCTTTTCCACTCTTTCAATAAATTATAAAATCCTTCATTGTCTTCTTTTGTAACTGTCTGTACTCTACTTGTTCCGTCTGCATGTATGATAGCAGGAAATTCTTTAGGAAATTTACACTTACCAACAAACTGCATATATGGACTTGTTTCTTGTGGCATATCAAAATAATCGTGTACATCTTCTTGTAATATAGCAGGTGCAAATGGTCTAAATTTTTGTCTTCTTTTGATTACATTGACCATATCTTTTACATCATCACCTCTAGGGTCTGCTAATAGACTTCTATTACCTAATGCTCTTGGTCCAAACTCTGCTCTACCATTGGCAACACCAACCATTTTGTTTTCTTTTAGTTCTTTGATAATACTATCTATCGGGTATTCGCCCTCAATATTGGTACCTAGAAAAGGTCCTTTCCAATTTAATCTTTGTTTTGTAATGGCAGGTATACAACCTAATGCTGAACCACTATCGCCTGGATTTGGCATAATCCATATGTTTCTCTTTAAATTACTATTTGCAACACAATTTAAGGCACAACCACCACTCAATACTAAATTTATTTTTTTACAATGTTTAACAACTATTTTTTTTAATTCATCTTCATATACTTTTTGTACTGAAGCTGCTAAGTCATAATCTGTGGCAAGTTTTATATCATCTTTAGGTACACCTCTGTGATTGTTTCTTTTCAACCAATGTTCTTTCATAAAAGAAGCATACTTTGGTTTACCATAAGCAGCCATACCCATTGTGATATATTCTTCTTCATTTGGTTTTAAACCAATTCTTTGTGTTACAGCAGAATACAATAACCCTAATGATATTGGATAGTTTTGACGACCTATTAGTTTCTCATTATCCCATAGTGTCATAGTTTCTAATTCACCAATAGAATCTACTGTTAATATATTAGCGTCATCAAATGGCGCTGTGTAGTAACCACCTGCCATGTGTGAATGGTGGTGTTGTGCATAATCTGTAATCTTGATATTAAATTTTCTTAGGTATATACTAGGCAACTCTCTAGGGTCAAACGCATGTTTATATTGACCTGCTTTTAGTTGTCGCCATTTTTTCAACCATGGTTTTTCATAATAGACTACCTTATCAAAAGGACCATATGCCATGGCCTCTTTGACAATCTCCCAATTAAGATATTGGTCATTCTTAATCTTTGAATATCTTTCTGAATGAGCAGCCCATAATATCTCTGCACCGTCTGTAACGGCCATAGCTGCGTCATGGTTTAGACAATTTATACCTAGTATTCTCATTTGTATATAAAAGGGTCCTTTTTCTTAGCTTGATATTTTTGCCATTTGGTTTTAAACCAATTGATTATTCTTTTTACCATACATTTTCTCCGTTTAAATGCCCATATGCTTTACCACTTCTCATCTCTTCTTCGGTAAATTGAGCACACATTAATGATTTTATCCAATCTTCTCTGTCGCCAGCATATAAAGGGTCTTTAATTTGGTCTAACTCATCTAAACCTAAACTTACAGGATAAGCTGGTGAATGTTCACTACAATAACTAGGTATGCCATTCATAACTGCTTGTACGGCACACATAGAGTGAAAAGATACCATAGCATAACAATCTTTTAAATCTTCGATTAATGGTTTATCTACTTTATCTCCCCAATCTGCTTTGTTTTTGAATTTTTCTCTTATAACAATAGGATGTTTTCTATCATACTTTGCAATCTTCTTTACAATGTCTTGTGTCCATTGGTGTCTATCTATACCGTACCAAAGAGCTGTATGATAACTAGGTGGTATAACAAGAATATGTTTACCGTCATACTGCCACGGTTTTGGTGTTAATTCATCTTTGCATTTTTGATTAAGTCTTTCCATAAGTTTATCGAATCTTCTATCGACCTTATAAGACTTTTCTAAATAATTTTTTTGAGTGTTGTTTTTACAGATACGATACCATCTATCGCCTGTGTCTGATTGTTGGTAGTCTTTCATAAAGAAATATGGTTGGTCAAAATAAAACCAATCTTTCTCTTTAGCAATACAAACATCATGTACTTCTTTTGTACCTCTAACTAAACCTTGAAATACTGCAATGTCTGGTATTTCTAAATTCCAGTCTGGCCAACTGTAATCTAAAAATCTATCAGCACCTTTACCTTTTGCACTATCATTTTCTTTAGCATTAAATACTCTATGATTATGTCTTTCACAGAATGCTTTTAAAAATGGTAATGAAGAGTTTTTGGTATTAAATAGATAGATTTTCATAGCCAACCTTTTTAATATAATAACTATCGACAATATCAGATAATGGATTGCCCACTTTTTCTGTGTCAAATAGTTTTTTTAAATTGTAATCTGGTAATTCTTTCACAAATGCCTCATACATCATATCTTTGTCTGCGTTACCTTTTCCAGTAGCACCTTTTTTAACAACACTAGGTACAACTGTGTGATAACCATACTCTTCTTCAAGTAAACGATATTTAAGAATACCACAATTTTCAGCAATTTGAAATACACCTTGGCCTTTTGAACCAAAGGAGTATCCTTCAATGAAAATAATTGGTTGATTTTGTTTGTAGTTTGATAGTAGGTCCATAACAAAATCTGATATATAAGTAAATCTTTCAATAGGGTCGTTCCATTCTTTATGTTCATAACCAGTTATATTCTCACCTTGTTTACCTGTCCATTTCTTTTTACTTGTTAGGTAATGAAATGAAAAAGTACCACTTCTTATGTCGTCAATATGTATAGCCGGACTGGTAAGACTATAATCAATTCCAATCTTCGTCTTCCATATCGACTTCACTTTCGTGTCGTTCTTCAAGTTCGTCTTCTTCATGTTCTACCTCATGTCCACAAAATGGGCAAGTAAGTGGTTCTAAATCTTGCTCTTCAATATCCCATATTACGGTATATTTAGTTTCGCAGGAAGAACATGTTATTTTTCTCTTTTCCATTATAGTTTAAATTTTTTAAATTGGTCCTTAGTTACATCTTGTTTGATACCACCGATTACATAAGATTCAATCTCTGTTTCTTGTGGTGCGTTTTGCATACCTTTGCTGTTCAACCAATGGTCTACCCATGGCAAAGGATTTGTTTTTTGTTCGTACTGTGGTGTTAGACCGATTGCTTTCATTCTTCGGTTTGCCATGTACTCTACAAACTGGTGTAATAGTTTTTCTGATAATCCAATCATACTTCCTTGTGAAAATAGATATGTTGCCCACCTTTTTTCCTCTTCTACAGATTCCTCATACATCTTATAGACTTCTTTTTCACATTCTTTTCTAATTTTAATCATGTCTTTGTCATCATTACGGTCATGCCAATTATTGATAACTGTTTGTGACATTGCAAGGTGTTGACTTTCATCTCTTGCAATCATAGAAATAATCTTAGCACTACCCTCTAGTAGTTTTAATTCACCAAAAGCGAAACTACAAGCAAAAGATACATAGAACCTTAATCCTTCAAGTATGTTTACAGACACCATAGCAAGATACATTTTCTTTTTAAGTTCTTGTAAATCAACTTTACTCTTATCTAGGTGCCATCTATAACCCATTTCGATTAGGTCATCATAAGTCTTTGTTACACTCTCTGCTCTTTTTTCAATCTTCTCATCTGTAAGAATAGTATCAAATACTTCATTTGGATTTGAGTATAGATTTTTAATAATATGTGTGTAACTTCTACTATGAATTGTTTCCATGAAATCCCATGTAACAATACAGCCTTCTAGTTCAGGATTAGATACGAAAGGTAAAAATGCCAAACATGGACCTCTACCTTGTACACTATCTAGCATTGTTTGATATTTTAGGTTTGAAGTAAAGATAAACTTTTGTTGTTCAGATAGTTCAGAATAATCATTCCTATCTTTCTGTAAAGAAATCTCCTCTGGTCTCCAGAAATAACCTAATTGTTGTTGATTCAACTTATCAAATATAGGATATTTCATATCACTATATTGTTGTACTTGTAAGTCTTCACCAAAAAACATAGGTTGTTTCATTTGGTCTAAATTTTTATCTTTGTTAAATACACTTCTTGACATTAATCTTTTCTCTCCTTGATATCATAAAAATAGTTATCGTCATCACCTGCTGTCCATTTCTGTTCACATTCTACACTATACTCTTGCGTGGACACCTTGAAGTCTGGAAACTTCAATTCGCTAGGAGTATAACTCTTGTCATAGAATATAACTCTGTTGTTAGGTTGAGCGGCAAAATGGCCATTCTCTAACCTTAAAATATTAAACGACTTATGTTGTGATGGTACTTCACTATAAGTCACATTTCTTTCTAAATTCGTACTATTCGCATTATCAATTGTAAACATATACCAACCTTTATACCATTTTTTAC